GGATTCACTACATCCACTATCGGCCACAAGTGGGAGGTACGAAACAGTGGGGTGTTTTGCTTCAGAGGTTCGGGTGCTTTACCGTTGATGTGTTTTGGGGGCGTCACGTTTTCGTGTTCAACTTTCACCGGAGGAGCAACTAATGAAACTTCATAACCCCTGGCCTACAGACCGCAGCATCAACACACGCAGCCCATACGGGTGGCGTACTCACCCAATTTCGGGCCGACGGGCATTCCATCAAGGTGTTGACGTTGCCGGTGTCTTCCCAGTCACTACAGCCGGTGACGGAATAGTCGTTCACGTTGGTTTCAGTCGTACCGGTGGTGGGCATGTCGTCATCATCAAACACGCCGACGATTTGTTCTCCGTTTACTATCACGGCCAGGAGCGCACCCCGCTCCGCAAGAATCAAAGAGTTCGAGCAGGCGACTTTGTTTACACTTCAGGCAGCACCGGTGCTAGTACCGGCCCGCACCTACACTTTGAAACTCGGTACGCACAACGTTGGGGGGCGACCAAAGATCCCCAGATTTTTTTCACAGGATCACAGCCTGACGAACCGACCCTGGGTGCGCCGTACAAAGTTTCCGTTGCTGTCAATGGGAAACAGTCAAAGGCGGTTTGGAAGGCGTGGCAGGCAGCTCTGAAGACCCGCTGGCGTTTCGAGGGTATTCTCGATGGTCGTCCAGGGCCAATGACTTGGCGTTCCGTTCAACGTTTTGCGGGTGTCACCGTTGACGGTATTCCAGGCCCGAAGACTCGACGAGGTGTTCAAGCAAAGCTTGCCGAACTAGGCCTATACGACATGCGGGTTGACGGTGTTTGGGGTTTGGGAACTTGGTCAGCCATCCAACGCGGTCTGAATCAGGGGTTGCTCTGATGGAGGATCATAACGAAACGGTCAGTGTCAAGGTTTCGATGCGGGATATTTACTCCGAGGTGCAACGGCAGGGAAGACTGCTTGAGAAGATTGCCAATTCGCTCCCAGACTCAGAAGAAAAAATCGAAGACCACGAGATCCGTATTCGTCGACTCGAGCAAAGAATGTGGCAGGCTATTGGCGGGTTTGGATTCCTAGCCGCCATTGTGTCACCCCTGATTGCGGTGATGACCCGATGAGACCTAACCCGAACTGGAAAATCCGTCGTCGTTATGTTGGTGCTTCGTGGGCCATCGGTGCCGTGATGATTTTTTTTGGGGCGCTTGCAGTGTGGGGCGATAGGATGGCTGCCGGTGAACTCATTACCGGGGGCGTTGCTTTGATTACGCTCGTGGTTGGTTCCTACATTGGTGGCGCTGTCGCCGATGATCACTTACAGAAAAGGAGAAACCCTGATGGGGAAGATTAGCGCCTATTTCAGATTTGCCGGAGAACGCGCAGTGAAAACGATTGCCCAGGTTGCCATTGCGACCATCGGTGTCGGTTCCGTGGGCATTCTTGACGTTGATTGGGTTCAGGTCGTGAGTGTCTCCGCGCTCGCTGGGATCATGTCCCTGCTCACTTCCGTACTCACCTATGACCGGCAGCCAAACTGATGGCAGATCTCGACCTAATGGAAGAGCTTGACGGGTTTCAAGTTCCTATCGACCCGATGGATTTGCTTCAGTGCGATTCGTGTCAGTAATTAGGATTTGACCCAGGAAGAAATTGTTGCGCGGGAAACATTCGCCAGACGCGCCAGACGCTTCACAGAAACCCCGTCGGCATAATCAGACCTGACACGATTTTTCAACGCTTCAGTAACCCTCTGGAGGCGTTCTAGACCATACTCTCGTATGTCTGCCAACTGTTCCACAGGCATTGTGTCGTATGTGTCAAAATCCATACTCGTAATGATACCGGTATTGTGCACATATTTGTGGAAACAGAAAAGCCCCGCCGAAGCGGGGCCAGTCTGTTTAGCGCTTAGTGCGCCAGGTAGGCGTCGAGTCCGCCGAAGCGGTTGCCTAGGTCAACTTCCATCACAGCATCCTTGAGCGCTTCAATTTCACGCTCACGGCGAGCGATCAGCTCACGGATTGCGGGGAGCTGAGCCATGGCGTCCTCGCGGGTGTAAGGTACGTAGGTGGCATTGGGGAGAGAGCTGCCGGTGTTCAGAGCGTTGACAGCCCCAAGGAGAGTGAGCTGAAGCTCGTAGTACTTGAGGGCCTCAGTTGCTTTGGTGTGGGTGTTCATGATTTCCCTTTCGTTGAACTTGCTTGTGGTACCAGTATCACACGAGCGAGCAGAAAAATCAAACCAAAACGAAACAATTTTCAAACCAATTTGTTTGAGATCCTTGCTACACTATTGACGGGCCATCACAGAATTGTTGTCGCCGGCCCGGGTTTGTTTTCCCTTTCCCGCCGGCGACAACGCCCCTACTTCTTCAACCAAAGAGAAACTGTTCGGGGAGTTACGCCTAGCAGCTTCGCAATCGCATACGCGCTTTGACCATTCCGCTTGCCCAGGATAGCCGCCTGTCGCATTTGAATCGTGTTTTTGTTCAACTGGGCCACACACACAACCCGTTCATCGCCCAACGTTTTCATGTGTCCTAATAGTTCGTTCATGTCCTCACCTGTTCCCTGCTCGTAAACCATTTGCAAAAGCCATTATGCAACGCCACGAGCATCCGTCATGGTCATGCTCAAAATAAGCTGCCGAACATTCCAGACACATGCCCAGGTCGGCCCTGTGGAACTCCGTGTTGATAAGAGTTCCACAGAAACAAAACTTGCTGTGTGCCATTACTCGTCACCCCTTTCTGCTTCGAGCAACGATTCGACATATTCAATCGCCTCGAGTGGGCGGGTGGCGAATTCGTCCAACGCTTCACCGAGCATTGACATTTCGAGATAGCCCAGCTGGTTCACCACCGTTGTCATGTCGCTGATAAGCAGCTCGCCGTATTGTTCCAGAGAGTACCCGACCAGGTCAAGGAAAAGAGTTGCGGGGGTCGGGTAGACAAAGTTCGTGCTGTAATCCCACAGGGTTGCAATCTTGTCGAACCTTGGGCCAGCGTTGTCAATTAGGTTTCGGAATTTGTCGTTCATGATTTCCCTTTCGTGTTGCTCGTGATTTCGATTGACAGGATGCGGTCGATGCCGACTCGGCGGATGGCATCGAACAGGCTGTCGAGGTCGTCGAACGACCCTCCGCGTGTTACTTCATAGCCCATGAAAGAGTCGAGCTGTACGACCTGGACTTGGATTTTGTCAGTGTTCATTGTTTTCCCTTTCGTTGTTCTTGCTTGTGTTACCAGTATCACACGCTGGCCCGTTCAACACAAACTCATTTGAAAAAAAGTTTGAAAAAGTTTTTTCGTCAATACCGACAAAATGTCAGTCGTGTGTATTAGGTTAGAAAAGTCAGACAAACACTGACCGAAAGGGAAAAAAATGAACTACTACAGTGACAAGGAACTCGAGCAGGTTATCGAGGAAGGTGACAGGCAGCCGCTGCCAGCCAGCTCACACGTTGCACTATCCAGCCACACGGCAGGGAAGCCCCGCAAGCGTAGCTCCGTTATTGAAGCCATCATGATTGGTGCCTTCGTCTTTGCCTATCTTCAACTAGCAAACATTGTGGAACTGCCCGACATTGTTCTCGCAGGCCTCGCTTCGATTCTCGTCGGCGGTTTCGCATTCGTCACAATCAAGGGAGAAAAAAGTGTTCGTCGTCATTAGAGATATTGACCCGCGTCGCCCAGAACTATTTGTTCACCGGGTCGACGGTTCCCGTTGGATCACCGTCGCTGAAGGCAATGGTCTTGCAATCAATAACAAAGCCGAGGCCCGGGCACTCATCGAAACACTAATGGAAATAACAATGACTGTTGATTTCAATGCTGAAGAGGAGTTCGAAGATGCCTAGGGCAAGAAACACCGACCCGAAGACTAGCCATGAGGCAGCCGACTCCGTGAAAAACTTGACACAGACGCAGGCGTTCATTCTTCAAGTTCTGAACAGGCCTCGAACCGACCCGCAACTTGTCGAGGCATACAGGAAACTGAAACGGGCACCGCTTGCCAGCGAGTCCGGTATCCGTTCACGCAGAGCAGAACTCGTTGATCAGGGGCTTGTCATCCACAACGGACAATTTGACGTTTCGCCATTCGGCAGACGGATGATGGTTTGGGTTTCAGCATGACCATGACAAGAGCAAAAGCCGGTTGCTACAACTGTGGCTCGGTCAATAATTATTGGCACGAGTGCGATCAAGTGCACGGGCCAGCAATTCAATGTTTTATGTTGATTTGTTCAGGCTGCAACCTCCGCGACTACGATTGTGAGGCGTGGCTTGCTTGACGCGGGCCAGTTCCTTGCCCACAAGGCCATCGACTTTGACGGTTGGGTTGAGGCCAGAAGGGCCGGAGTGGCAGCCACACAAGTTTCGAGAGCGTCAACCCCGTCAGGGTTCCTCGAGTCCGTCCAGGACACCCTGACACCCCCGGAACCATTCGACAACCCTTACATGGCATTTGGGAGAGATCAAGAGGGGCCGATTGGGTTGTGGGTCAAAGACCGTTTTGATGTTTTCCCTAACGAGTGGCTCATCGCCAAAGAATTGACAGTGCAAGAGGGGAAACCGTTAGAGCTTGCAACCCCTGACGGTCTGTCGCTTGACCACGCCGTTATCTCGGAGGTGAAGACCACCGGGAAGGATTGGAGCGACACCGTCGTCCCTATCCAGTATCGGAGACAGATTCAATGGCAGCTACACGTCACCGGGGCTGACCATTGTGTCTTGGCGTGGTTACTCCGTGCCGAGGTCGAGGGTCGTATGATCCCTGCCTGGTTCGAACCAAAAGTCATGACAGTGAAAAGAGACCCGGACATGATTCAAGACCTTGTCGCAACCGCCAATCGGTTGTGGGAAGAAACACAAAACCGAAAAAACGAAAGGGAAAGATAATGGCACAATTCAACCTCGAGGATTACGAAACCGTCGAACAGCGGATTCGCAGATTTCTTGACGACTGGCCAGATGCTCGAATCGTCACCTACGAGCTGACTGACAAGAAAGACAGAGAAAAAGGATACTGGGTGGTGAGGGCACAAGTTTTCCTTGACCACGACGACCAACATGCGAACTGTCCAAAGGCCTCCGGCATGGCATTCGAAATTGAGGGCACAGCTGGGGCAAACAAAACGGCCAGCCTTGAGAACGCGGAAACGAGTGCCATCGGTCGAGCGTTAGCGAACGCAGGCTACTCAGGGAACAAACGGGCCTCGAGGGAAGAAATGGAAAAGGTTGCTCGTGGGCCAGTTCCGACCAAACCCGAACCCGTTGTGTCCGAAGAGTTCCTTGTCCGAATCGACGCAGCCGTGTCAGTCGAGGAACTGAAAGCACTTTGGGATACAGCTGTTGCCGAAGGATTTTCAAACCAAGTGTCGAAGCTAATCCAAAAGAGAAAAAAGGATGTTGAAAAATGAGCATTGACGAAAGAGTGCTAGAACTCGCACACACCGCTTTCGAGATCAGTCGCAAGATTACAGAGCCGGTTGATTTTCATAAGCGTTACAAGGCTGACGACCTCGAAGATCCACACGTTGCCCTTATCGACTGGGTGTATCAAACCGGCTCTGTCTTGTTTCGTGGTGGCAAACTT